CGGCAATGGCGTGCTAGAGACAAACAAGAACAAGATGGACGCATGGAGTTGGGAGTGGGGCCATGACATGGAAGAGCCGGCAGATGCGCCAGGCAATGGCTACATCCTGAACTCTGCAAGTTCGGGTGCATTGAATGGCGTGCCTGGTGACAACGAGATGGAGGTTGTCAAGGTGCGCGAGCTGTGGCTTGACGGGCCACGCGGTACAGTTAGCCGCTACATTATCTCAAGTGGCAACGTAATCATTGATGACGTGGACTTGACGGACACCGAGACGTACTGCCCTATTGGCTTTGCTCGGTTCATGGACAACGGCACCTTCCATGGCGCTGGTTTGTTTGACCTGATGTTTGGCATTGTCCGTGAGATGGAGCGGTTGCTCAAGAGTCTGTTCAACAACATCCGAGACATTGACAAGTACGGCGTGTTGGTCATGCCGCAGGGCACAATCAACGAGCGCGCGGTGCTAAGGGACGTTGGCAAGGGCTTGCGGTATCTGAGTTACAGCAAGGATGCACTGCTAGGCGACGACTTTAAGCCGATGGTCATCCAGCCGTATAATGCGGGTGATGTACCGGGCAAGGTAGCGCAATTTGCTAAGACTATTGCTGACAGCCTTAGCCCGGTACAGGATTTGATTGCTGAGAAGGGGCGCGTAGATAGCGCAAGTGGTTTGCAGTTCTTGGATGAGCAGATTAGTAAGGCTATGACTAACCCCACCAGTGGGGTGCAGTCTGCATTTGGTGTGATGTACAAGAGCGTGGTGGCTAAGGCAAGCCGGGAGATGATGATTAGCCAGCGTTCGCTGCCGGTAAACAAGCTGACACTGGATTTGGCGGGGGCGGTGATTGACCCTATGGAGGGAACGGTCAGCTTTAAGAAGAATCCGATCCCAAACTTCAGTCAGATCAGCTTCACGGTCAAGGATACAAGTCCGCGGAGTGAGGTGGTGAGGAAGCAAGAGGCTATGGCCATGCTTCAAGCGGGGTTGACGGACCCAGAAGGCGTGAAATTGTTTGCGCTCAAGGAGGGTTTGGACTTCGCTATCTGGATGGAAGAAGAAAAGAGTGCGTATGAGAGCGTGATTCGGAACATTCTGCTGCTGTACGGGGATGGCGTGACTACGCAGCAGATCGTTTTGACCCCACATACGTGCCGACCTGACATGCAACTGAGGGTTTTGAGCTCGTTTATGGCCAACCCGGTGATGGGAATGGCCAGCCCTGAGGTGCAGGATGCGTTTAAGTCTTATCGTGAGTCCCTGATTTCGTTCATGGGACAGTCCCTACCCGCAATGGTTCCGAACCCAGACGACGTAGCAAACGTCAACCCAGGCATGATGGCTGGTGGGGTCGGAGCCGGAGCACAACCCTCTCAAGGAGTTATGAATGGCCAGCAATGATGACGGACTAGCGTTGGATACCGAGTTAGAACTCGAAGATGGCACTATTGTGACGCTCGGCGACCTGTTAAAGCAGGCCCAGGGGTCCAAGCAGATGCGTGAACAGTTGCGAGAACTCAAGAGTTTCCAAGAAAACGCCACTAAGTTAATGCGCGGCGAGGTCAACGATGGCCAAACAGCGTACGAAGTGCTTAGGGGGGCGGGGTATTCGGATGACGAAGCCCAAAAGTATGCGGAAGAGTACGTTTCAAACAGCGAAGGTGGTGACCAGGAGGCGGATGTGCAGGAAGAACCACGGCAATCACGGGCGGATCAACGGGCTGAGCAGGCAATGGCAGAAACGCGGGATATGCGGCTGCGGATGCTGAAGGATCAGATGGATAAAAACATCGTTTCCGCTATTGACGGCAATCCGCAGATCGTTAAAATGTTGGAAACGCTCGATAAGACCCGTGGCCGTGAACACGCCGCTGGTGCCTGGCGAGCTCTGCAAGACCAAGTGCGTGAGCAAACATTGAAGCAGCTGTATACCCGACGCGATGCCGAGGGTGGCAGATTCAATGAGGACTGGGTAGCCGGTGAAGCTGCTAAGGCAGCAGAGTCGATTGCAGGAAATTATCGCACGGTCATCGGCGACATTGATGGTCTTGGGCGGTCGCCGGAAACAGATAGCGAAATGGAGATCCTGAAGTCAAAGCCAGAGGTACCTGCTCCCGAATTCAAGAAGGGCATGGACCGAGGCGATGCCGACAGGAACGTTCGTGAGTTTAACGTAGACGCGTTGACCCGCATGGCAGCCGAGGTTTCGGCTGGTGGGGAAACGAAGGTCTAATCTTCCGCACCGCTAACCGGCCATTGGCCGGAGTTTAATAATGCCTTTTGCACCTACTGGATCTCTCTTTAACGCGCAATCGATGCGCATCCAGGAGATTCTCAATAAGAACATTGAGGTCTTCCTGCCTGCTCTCGACCCTGCGTGGCGTGACACAACCGTTTCAAGTCAAGGCGTTGGTTCTGCAAGCCTGATCGGACGAGACATGAAGGTCATCAAGACCTACATGGGCTCTATGGCAGGCGTGTTGGAAATGGCTGACAGTCGTAACAACTTCGTGCTGTACGGAGACAATACGGTTGCCAACATTGCTGACAAGATGCAGACCCAGGGTCTCAACAACACGTGGCCAGATGCTACGGAAGGGCCAATGGCTCGTCCTTATCAACTGGGTATCGGTATGAAGGCTATGGTTTCTAACTTGCTGGTCACCTTGGGTGAAATGCAAGCCGAAGCCACGCCTGCATTTATCGGTGAAATCCTTGCACCAAAGCTCGAGGGTCATGCGCGTCTGATTGCGCACACCCTCTGCAACTACTGGTACATTGCTGACAACACCTATTTCCAACTTGGTTATAACGCAGGTGCTGTTACCGTTACCAACACTGCTGCTTCTGGAAACGTACCTTTGTTTAGCACTCTTACCTTTGCTCCTACTGATCTCAATACGGATCGGTTTGCAGTTGGTATGCGTGTTGATGTTTACACTTCTGCTTCTTTTGCGGCAGGTAGTCGTGCAAACGAAGTTGCTGGTACTCGCCAGAATGCTTTTGTTACCCGAGTCGATGAAGTCAAGAACAGTGTTTCTGTTCAAGTCATGAATGTGACTCTTACTGCTACAACTACTGGCACGTACTACTTCTGCTACGCAAATAACATTACCGCTCCTGGCGGTACTGTGCGTGGTAACGGTATTGCCGGTATCAATAGTTGGATTAAGAGCACGGGTAACTTGCTTGGTAATGACGCCGATGGCGACACAACTAAGCAGATTGATGTTGACAAGCACCCTGAGTTTAAGTCGTACGTTAAGGGCACCGTTGGAACACTGACTGAGCACAAGCTCCGCCAGTACCTGCGTGGCTACCATCGTGCGAAGGAGAAGTACGGCCAGTACATCGACTGCTTGATCGCAAGCGACGGTGTGTGGCTGAACTACGAGAGTCAGAAGATCGGCCAGTACATGCTGGACCGTACCAACCGACTTTCGAGCGTCACCAATGAAGGCTCGCAGGAAGGGTTCAAGTTCACCTTTGACGGTCGTACGTACAGCGGTTACACCTCGAATTACATCGAGGCCGGCACGGTTTACGGCATCCGTAAGGGTGGCTCGAACTGGAAGAAGTACGTTCCACCAAGTCCGAAGGGCACTCAGAAGTTTGACAAGGCTGAGTCGTTTATTCCGTTTGAGTTCATTGCCCCGGCTCTGGGTTACTCGACCATCAAGGTGCCAATCACCAAGGCGGCAACGGGTAGCGGCAACAGTCTGTTGACTGAAGGCGCACAGATGCCTGGCATGTTGCGCATGCAGCTTGTTCCAGACCAGCCGTCTGGTATCAAGTTGACTGGTGTTTCCTACGACAAGCTCTACGGCGACTAATCGTCGGATTGAGTGTCGCAAAAGAAAGAGGTATGGTCTTCGGGCCATACCTCTTTCAATTGGTAGAATACGGACATGGCAAACCCACTTATGAGCTTACCGAACGCTGGAAACATAGGAACGATGCAAGGCCGTAACAAAAAAAAGCCAGGCAGATTTAAAGCACCAGGTCGAGGCGGTGTTGGTCCTAGTACTTCTACAGGTACTTATGCCCCATACAAACCAATTGGATTACCACCCGCATTTAGTCACGGAATTAAATAACCATGCCAAACCCACTCCGCAAAATCAGCAAGATGATGCTTCGTCAACAAAGCAATGGTGGACGTATTGGTGGAGGTCCTGATGAGCCACCACAAGCGTTAATGCGCAAAGG